ATCATCTTTGCAGCCATGTAGGCGAAGCTGACGAACGTGAAACGGTCTGGAAACTCTGTCTCGAAAAATCCGCCACGCAATGCAGGAAGCGTGCCGCGAATCATCGACACGTTTTCATCGGCGAAGAAGCCACCCATGGCTGGAAGCTCACTGTCCAGCGTGCCAAACGTCATGTCGCGCACCATGAATGCGCCAAAGACAGAAGGCATCTCCGCAAATGTGTAATTGAAGTCTGGAATGACAAGGCGCTTCAAGAGCTTGCGGAGTTCGCCGCAGACTCTTGGAGCAACAGAGACATTGTTGACCGCGTTCACGCTGTTCGGGCCTTGAGGGCGTCTGAAATTGACGAGGCTATAGCTCAGGCCGCACACGCAAAAGCCATGCGCGAAGAGGCCGACTTGCTTGACAAGGTAAGCAACACGACAATTGCCAGTATTTATATGGCGAAGTCAGGCAAGGGCAAGGAAGAAATCCTGCAAAAAATGGACGCTGAAACGTGGTTCACAGCTCAAGAGGCCAAAGATTACGGTCTTGTTGATGTGATTTCAGGAGAAGAACCATCGGAAGCGAAAGCAATTCTTTTCGACTTATCAATTTTTGCGAATCTACCAGAACCGCTAAAACAACGGCAAAACGCAATGCCATCGGTAAGAGATATGGAGCAGGCTCTACGGGAAGTGGGATGCAGCCAGTCACTTGCAAAGGGCATTCTCGCAATCGGTTTGAAGCAACGGGATGTTGCCGAACCGGAGATAAAGAAAGATCAAAGAATCAAAATGGACAGAACAGTTGAGATTTTGAACCAAACCGAAAAATATGAAAGGAAATAAGGAATGAAAACTGTCAGCCAGTATAAAGAAGAAATCAAGGCCCTTTTTGACAGGGCAACGAAGATTGGAACTGTATGTTCAGCAGAGGGCCGGGATTTTACCCCAGAGGAAGTGACTTTGCGTGACAAGATTTTCGAAACTATGGCAGATTATGAGCGAATCATCAAAAGCATTGAACAGGAAGAGGCCATTTCAAACAAGCTTTCAGAAGTTCCGCAGGCTTTGACCATGCCTCGACCCCAGCGTCAGACGATTACCGTTGAAGACCGGGCCGCGAAAGACAAGTTTAATTCTTTTGGTCAACAGATGGCGGCGATCATGCGGGCCGGTATCCCCGGAGGCCGAGTTGACCCTCGTTTGCTGAATGCGGCAACCGGTCTTTCCGAGACGGTACCGAGTGATGGCGGGTTTGTTGTTCAGCAAGATTTTGCTTCTGAAATTCTGAAAGACGTTTTCCAGACCGGAGTTCTTGCTTCCCGCTGCCGGCGAGTGACCATTTCCGGAAATTCAAACAGCATCAAGATTAACGGAATGGACGAAACAAGCCGAGTTGCCGGTTTAGGGTTCGACGGGTTTCAAGGATATTCTCCGGTAGCTATGGCCAGGAAAAGCATAGGTTTAGCTATGGCTATGGAGACGTTTGGAAGCAACTATTTCGGGAATGGCACTCACCCTGGGGTGATTGTTTCGCATCCCGGGAAGCTTTCTGAGCCAGCTCATAATAACCTAAAGGCCGACTTGACGGCAACTTATAGTGGGCTAGGTAAGTCGCACAAGCTTCTTCTTTTGGAAGAGGGCATGAAAATGGAATCGGTTGGGGTTCCCCCTGAAGATAGCCAATTCCTTGAATCAAGACAATTCCAGATCCCAGAAATAGCGCGGTGGTTCAATTTGCCGCCTCACAAGCTGAAAGACTTATCGAGATCATCCTTCAACAATATCGAATCAGAGCAAATCTCGTTCGTTACCGACTCAATCCTACCGTGGCTTATCCGACTTGAGCAGAATTTCAACATGCAACTGCTTACCGAACGGGAGAAGTACGCTGAAAACCAATATTTCAAGCACATAGTCGAAGGGCTTTTAAGGGGCGACGCAAAAAGCCGGGGCGAGTTCTATAGGGCAATGTTCAGTATTGGCGCGATGAGCCCGAATGATGTTCGGGCCAAAGAAGACGCAGACCCAATTGACGGAGGGGACGAATATTACGTCCCGCTCAACATGGCCCCGGTGTCAATGCTCAAAGAAATCCTCTTAAAAAACAATAACGGAGACAAAGAAACTGCGTATACTGAATCGAAGCCCATTCAAGAATAGGAAACAAGGCCAATTTCGGATTGAGAACAAGGCGGACGAAGCTACCTTCTATTTGTATGATGAAATCTCTTTTTGGGGGATATCCGCTGACCAGTTCGTTAAAGACCTAAATGCAAGCAAGGCCCAAACGGTTCATATCCGCATTAACTCACCAGGCGGCTCGGTCTTCGATGGCACGGCCATTTACAACGCGATTAAGCAGCACAAAGCCAAGACAATCACCCATATTGACGGGCTTGCGGCTTCTATCGCGTCCATAATTGCTCTCGCCGGTGACGAAGTCAGAATGTCAGACAACACTTTTATGATGATTCACAATCCGTGGTCGATAGTAATGGGTGACGCTAAGGCGATGCGGGAAGAAGCAGACCTACTCGAAAAAGTATCAAACACCACGATAGCCAGCATTTACATGTCTAAATCCGGCAAAGAAAAGGCCGATATTGTCGGGAAAATGGACGCCGAAACGTGGTTTACGGCTCAGGAAGCCAAAGAATATGGCTTTGTTGACGTTATCGACGGAGAAGAAGAGAAGTCCGAAGCCAAGGCCATTCTGTTTGATCTGTCAATTTTTGCCAATCTTCCAGACCCGCTAAAGAAAATTCAAAACGCTTTGCCTTCGCCGAAAGATTTGGAAAACGCCCTGCGTGATGCCGGGTGCAGCCGGACTCAGGCGAAAACAATACTCGCAAAAGGCATTGAAGAGCTGCGTGATGCTGCTGCCGAATTGCCAAGCGAAAAACCGACTCAAAAACAAAAAAAAGACAGAACGGCACAGCTTTTAATCAAGGCTGAACTGGCACAATCAAAAAAGGAGATCAAAGAATGAAGACAGTAACGCAGTATAAAGAGGATATCAAAGCCCTCATGGATAAAGTCGCTTCAATGGACGCGAAATGTATCGCAGAGGGCCGAGACCTTACGCCCGCCGAAGTAGCAGTCAAAAATGAAATGATGGACACCGTTGACGAGTACGGCGGAATCGTCAAAGCTTTGGAGCGGCAGGACGCTATCACGGCGCAGCTTACCGCAACCCCTCAAGCCCTGACAGCTCCGCGACCGCAACGGCAAACAATTACGGTTGAAGACCGCGCCGCGAAAGACAAATTTAACTCTTTCGGCCAGCAGATGGCGGCGATTATGCGGGCCGGTATCCCTGGCGGGCGAGTCGATCCCAGACTGCTGAACGCTGCAACCGGAATGAGCGAAACCGTACCGAGCGACGGCGGCTTTCTTGTTCAGCAGGATTTTGCTTCTGAAATCCTGAAAGATGTTTTTGAAACAGGCGTCCTTGCTTCTCGTTGCCGGCGGGTTACGATTTCCGGCAACTCCAACAGCATTAAACTGAACGGCGTTGACGAGACAAGCCGGGCAGCTGGTTCGCGTCAGGGCGGGATTCGCGGCTATTGGGCAGACGAAGCCGAAGAGAAAACGGCCAGCAAGCCGAAGTTCAGAAAAATTGAGTTAAACCTGAAGAAGATGGTTGGCCTTTGCTACGCCACGGACGAACTGCTGGACGATGCTACGGCCCTTGAAGGCGTTATTCGGGAGGGGTTTGTGTCTGAGTTCGGGTTCATGCTGGACGACGCGATTGTTAACGGTACGGGTTCAGGCCAACCGCTTGGCATTCTCAATTCCGGCGCTCTCGTCTCTCAGGCTGCTGAAACCGGCCAAGTCGCGGCCACGGTTATGGCTGAAAACGTGATAAAAATGTACTCTCGCTTGTTTGCTCAGAGTCGGCAAAACGCCGTATGGCTTATCAATCAGGCAATTGAACCTCAGTTGTTTACCATGTCTATCGCTGTCGGCACGGGCGGTGTCCCTGTTTACATGCCTGCCGGTGGTCTTTCCGGTGCTCCTTACGGCTCTCTTTTCGGGCGACCCGTAATTCCGATTGAGCAATGTCAGGCTCTTGGTACGGTTGGAGACATTATCCTTGCCGATCTGTCAAATGGCTACCTTCTTGCGGAAAAGGGCGGGATTGAAAGCGCAATGTCGATCCATGTTCGGTTTATCTA